TTCTTATCGGCGGAATTGATCACGGCCAGCAGCTCGTCACCGTCTGCGCGGAGGACGCCCTGGACGTTCACGTATACGGCCCTTTGCTCATAGCCGTTGTTTATGCTTGATGTGGCATTGGATGCAACGTTGGCATTGGCAGAGTAATTGCCGTTGGCCACGTTGGCAAGGCCGGATTTCACAGCAGTACCGAGAGCCACGAGGGCCACGCCGGCAGCTATGGCTACGTAAGGATTATCAAGCTTGAGCGCAGCTTGTATACCCTCGGATGCAAGGCCCATCTCTATTGCGATCTTGCCGACCGAGATGGCCATATCACCAAATGCAGAGAGAGCGGCATTACCGAAATTGCTCCAGGCGTTCTCGCCGGTGGCAAGGTCGGCAAAGAGGTTACCGATAGACTCTCCTATGTTGACGGCCATATTCTGTGCGATGGATGTCACCTCATTGGAGATGTCGTGAATCTTCTGCACTGAATCCGGATCCACAGAGAGCATCACAGAGATGCCGCCGCCCAGCTCTTCCAGGATATCCGCCCGGAAGACGCGCAGATTGTCCGGCTTGATAAGCTCTGTGGGCACGGCCACCTTCTGGGAGAGCGCCGATACCCTCGCCGGATTCCTCAGGGCTTTGGGGTCGCTGGTTATGAATCCTGAGTATAGGATAGACTCTTCCTGGGCGACTTTAAGCAGGGCGTCCACTTCTTTCTGGATGGCGCTCACCGTTTCCTCGCGATGACCCGTTTCCAGGGCTGCTGCCGCATTTATCTGGTTTTGCTGCCTCAACAGGCTGCGCTGCTCAGATGCTTCCTGGGTAATAAGGCTATTGACGAGTATTTCAGCGGCGTACTGCTCATCGAGTTCCTTATGTTGGGTTTCCGATAGACTGTTATTCTCTATGATCAGGTCACGCATCCGCTCTGCCACCGGAAGCTGAAGATCAAGTTTGTCTTTTATGAGCTGCTGCGCTTTAGCCAGGGCCTGAGCACGTTCCTCCCGGGAGACTTCTTTATTGTAGATAATTTCGCGCTGTTCGGCTATCTGGGCGTCAATTCGAGATACCTCAACGGCATTTGCTTTCCTTTTCAGATCAAGGTCGTAGAGCTCCCCGGCGATCTGTTTTGATCGCTCTGCGCGCCGGCTAGCTTCGTCCATTCTCTCGATATTGAATCCGGATTGCCAGATACCTCTGAAACGTGCCCAGGCTTCTGCATTTTCCTCCCGCCACTTGCTCATTCTTTCCCCCGTTCCTGTCTGGTCCCGAAGGGATTGGCGGAAGGTCGATAAGTAAGCATCTGTCTGCGCTTTTATGATTCCGCCCTGAATGGTGGATTCAAATGCGTCGGCTTCCGCATTCAGTTGTCTGAAGGCGGCAATGGCGGCAGCCAGTCCAAGGCCGGCGATTCCTGCAGCAACAGGGGCGATACTTTTGGCTACAGCACTGAAGGAGCTTGTGCCGGCATCGCCCATCTGCTTGAAGCTCTGGCGCAGACCGCCCAAGGCGGACCCAAATTGCTGAATTTTGCCGACATCGACGCCTAGGGCATTGCCGATAGCGGCGAATGCGTCGGAGCCGACCTTATTCAGGTCGCGCATCTCCTGCTTGACCTTCCTGGCACCCTTCTCAAAATCTTGGGTATCGGCCCCAATGGGGATTTTCATCTGCGGAGCATTCGCCATATCAATCGAAGTTTATATTTTTCATAAAGGCCCGAGCTTCTTCGTTTCTCTCTTCATCCGTGAGGCGGCTCAGGCGCTGCGCCTCTTCATCCCCCTCTTCTTCATCCCAGGGAAGCGGAAAGAATTTCCGCACATCGGTAATCCTGTCTTCCCTCTTCAGCTGTATATTAAAGAGGCGGAGGCCCACTCCACGGATCATTTCCGCGACGTGGCGGCGATCCGCCTCTTTATCTGCCCTCCACGCCCGTATGGCTTCCCAAAATTCGCCGGGGCGCATCAGGTAAAACTCTGCCGGCGACAATCCCAGGCGGCTGATTGCCCATCCCCGGACCATCCCCAGCGTAATCTTTATGGCTGGGGACTGTCCTTTTTTTTTGAGTCGTCACCTTCCTCTTCCATCCACACCCGGCTGTGAGCCGTATAGATATCCATAAACTGGCGCAGATGGTAGGGATTGAGAACCGTTCCCAGGTCTTTGGGATCCAGCTTGGTCTCGCGGCCGTCCAGGCGCTCTCCCTCTTCTATCGTAGCTGCGATAAGGGCGGGTATCTGCGACACGCGGAATTCGTCCAGGCGGGTAAGCCCGGCGATGTTATCCTCACCGATGGAGGTAAGGAAGTTTGCCAGGGCGTTCCAGTTTACCTCGACGCGGTACCGGTTGCCGGCGATGGTGATGTAAGCCTTATCCATATTAGCTGTTGCCCTGCTGTGTTACCTGTGTTACCTTGGTGAAGGCGCCGGTAACCTTGAAGTCGGCGGAGTACTGCGCCTCATCCTCGGAGTTGGAGGTTTCGGTGTAGCTGGTCATAACGACGGTGCCGCCATAGGTGCCGCCTCCGGTACGCATATACTGCGCCGGGATCTCAGCTTCAGCGCCCTTCTTCAGCGACTGCTCGAGCAGGGCGTCGCTGTCCAGCTTGGTGGTGTCGGTGCCGTTGAATTCCATAAGGCCGGTGACCTTGAAGGTGACTTCCTGGCCGGTGATTGCGACCTGTTTGTTGCCCTGATCGTCCTTGGTGATGGACTCCTTCATTGTGGGAGTAACAGTGAGGTCTTCCTGGGTGCGCCCGATGCAGGTCTTGTTGCCCAATTTGAGCGCTATGTTATATCCAATTACTCTTGACATAGTTATTCGGTATTGTCATTGGTTGATTCTACAGGTTCTACCCAGTCGGCATACTGCTTCAGGGCGTAATTCATTTCAATGGTCCAGATATCATCCACGCATTCCTTGGTAACATCCACCAGCCTCGAGAAGAATATCGCGTCGCGCATCCCCGAGAGAATAGCTGACTCTACGCGGGCCCTGAGAGCGTCGATCGTGTCAACATCGTCGCTCACCAGTCTTATCTTGCAGTCGCCCATATATCCGTAGACCCCATCCTTATCCACAAGGGGATTGGTGGTCATATCATATACCGCGTAGGGGTACGAGTCGGTCTCAGCCTCAGACAGCTGAAATTCTATCACACCGGCGCAGACGGATATGAGTTTTGCGCGAAGGGAATCGGTCATCGGTCGTAGAGTTTGTTTTCCTGCTTTTTCATTGAGTCCTGGAAGGCGTTGAGGAATCTCGTATCCCATCCGCCGATGGCGTTCTCGAAGAAGTTCTCGGCGGGCTGTCCGACATTGTTCCTGCGCCTCTTGGATCCGGACTTTACCGGATTGACGAAATGGTGGCTTTTATCACGGCGGGAAAGGGTGCCATAGTTTTTCCAGTAGGCCTTGAACCAGTCAGGGATCGCGGCGTTGGAGTTTTTCTTGGAGCCCTTGTTGAAGTATCCCACGAGGGCGTAGGTATTCCCGGAGAGCTGCCCTTTGGAGACCTTGTATCCAACCAGCCGGCGCCACCTCCCGGGCGTCTTCGACCGGATGTCGCGGGCGGTGGCCTTGCCTGCATCCCTCATAGCGGCGCGGGTCATCTTCAGTACGTTTGCGGGAGCCGCATCCATACACTTGATGCAGTCGTCGAGACCTTCTATCTTGAAAACCTTTGCCATACTATTCGAGTGCGTGAAGTGACAGTGTACACAGCGGCGAGACGCGGGAGATTGGGTCAATGCCGGTGATCTCGTATGCGCGGCCTTCGACTCTGACGCGCCATCTGGTGGTGAGCTCCGGAATCTTGTAGATTGTCAGGTTGATGTACTGGCCCTGTTCCAGGTTGCCGGTATTTACCTGTTCGTCTACACGGCGGTCCACATTGGCATAGACGTCCCGATATTCCGGGAACGTGAATGTCTTTGCGCCCTCCCCGTTCCGTGACATCACACAGCTGAGGATGGTCACCAGCGTATCGAGCGTGCCGATGTTGAACTGGTTATCCATCGTGCTCCCCCCAGCGGCGATAAGGCCTCAGGAGATTGCGGGCCGTGGTACGGTCGCGCTCTTCCGGTCGGTCGGTCGGATTATTGAAAAGGCTGCCCCCCAGGAGGAATACCGCTGCCTTGATATCGTCGGGGATGGTGATATAGCCGGCCTTGTAAACGACCTCAACCGTATCCCCCTCGATGCCTTCGGCTATGGCTAGGTATTGCTCGCCGTGGGCGTAGTATTCGGCGGGAATATCAACGCCATCCACCTTCACCGAGGTGACCTCTCTAAGGGGCCACCTCAGCTGGATGGTATGGGAAAATTTCCGGGAAAGCGTGAACGTGGAGAAGGCAATCACGGAGGATATCTCGTGCTCCCCGGTGTTGATCGCCGCCTTGAGTTTATTCAGCAGCTCAGCATCCAGGTCGTGCGAGGTGATCCGGAGGTGATTCCGGAATTCCCCCAGCAGGGGGTCCAGGCCGGCGTAATTGCGTGTCTCCATCGTTTAGCTCTATGCGGTGGTGATATCCTTGATGGCGGCGAAGCTCTTAGGTTCTGCTACAACGCAGTCGTCCCAGCTGTTGAGAACGATGCGTACATCGGCGGTGTCGGCGAGTGTCAATTCGTCTACGACGATATCCACACCACCCCAGTGGCCGATGTAGAGATCCTCCCAGTTACCGAAGATGGCTGCAGAGCAAACTGCGCCGGAAGAGCCCTTGGTGAGGGTGTCGGGAACCAGGTTGGATTCCTCGCACATATAGCCGTTCAGGCGGCCATTGTCATCGAGCAGGAAGCGTGCAGTGTTGGACGCCTTCTCGATAGTCTTCATCGCGCCGATAACCTTGGCATTGGTCAGGTAAGCCAGCTTGCCGCGGTGAGCGTTGTTCTTGCGGACTTCTGTCTCCAGAGCCACGACAGCTGCCCAGTTGATGGCGCCGCCGTTGGTACCCATAGCCACGGAACCGATGCCGGTGGTATTCAGGATGCCGGTGGGCTGGTTGTTGCTTCCGGTGCCGGCGATGCAGGCAGACTCCAGGAGAGCTGCGTGGGCATCGAGGATCTTGCCCCAGACAATCTGGTCAACATCGAGGGAAGTCTGACGAAGCAGATCCTTCGAGAAGGCTCCAATACAATA